AATTTCTTCCTTTTATTGGCTTTAGTCTATTTTTATTTAAACTCATGTTTGCTTGGATAGACTAATTATATCATACTTGGCAGGAAAATACAAGCATTTTACATAGATTTATGCAGAATATTGGACTTAGTCTACTTTTGCAAATTTTGTATCAAATGTTGAGTATATTTGAAAAGTGGCTATATTGCGTTAAATGTGGTTTGAATCCATATCAGTCTACGCATCACATATCAAAACGCAACGATTGATACAAAAATCGTTGCGTTTTTTATTTTGCCAAAAACGCCGAAACATCGTTGTTTCAAGAACTCAAATAAACGATAGGGGAGGGGTATATCGTTTCTTTGTACAGAAAAATAAGAGCAACGAAACGATAGCAGAGTACAACGAAACGATTGCACCTATGGTTGCATTTTTTAGGGGTGGTTGCATGTTTGCCGTTTCTTTGGAGTTTACCGTTTCTTTGCTTAGAATTACAAAAAATCGGGGCATCCTGAAACAAAAATCAGGATGCCCCATATCGATATTCTGTAATATTCAAATTCTAATTTCCGTCCCATCCTTAAAACAGAAAACCGTATCGCCATTTGTGCAGATAGTCACATGGTCAATGGATTTCAGCCATAAAGTCTCGGAAAATTCTGTTATCAGACAATCCTGCGTTTTAAGCATCTCGACATAGTTAAGTATAAATTTCCGCTTGACAAGCATATCTTCTTTTTTCCGGAGAAGCGGAGCTTCTTTTGCTTCCAGAGCGTTATACTCATTATTGAGAATATCGCACTGCTTGTAATATTCTTCCGCTTTCATCGGCTTTATGCTGTGCCGCTGAATCAGCTGCCTGATTTTCTTGGAAACAGCTTCTTTTTCAAGCTCGATGCAATCAATTTTTTCCTGCAATTTATCATCATGGGAAAAATCCTCACTGAGCATCATGCAGTTTTCGATAATCTCATCTTTGTTCGCAAGAATGCTGTTCATGGCAATCAGAAACTTATCCTTGATATGTTCCTCGTAGAGATGTGGTGTTGTGCATTTTTCACCGTTTTTGAATTTATGATTGCACTGCCAGACCGTTCTGCGATACTTGCTGGTAGAATGCCACACTTTCGAGCCGAAATATCCGCCGCAGCATTCACAAACAAGTCGAGCAGTAAAAATGCTCTTACTGTTGTAGCTCCTTCCGATGCGTTTTCTACGCAGAAATTCAGCTTGAACTAACTCGAATTCACAGGGTGGGATAATCGGTTCATGGCTATCCTCAATGTAATATTGAGCGACTTCGCCCTCATTGATTTTCTGCTTTTTGGTCAGGAAGTCCACGGTGAATTTCTTCTGCAAAAGTGCCGAACCACGATATTTTTCATTTGTCAGAATGCTTTCAATAGTTGATGTAGACCACACTTCTTTGCCTGCCGGAGTCGGAACTTTTTGCAAGGTTAATTCCTCTGCAATGTTATGAGGAGTTTTGCCCAGCATAAAATTTCTGTAGATATATCGCACAATTTTGGCTTCCTCCGGCACAATTTCAGGCACATCATTTTCTCCTTTTCGGTATCCGAGAAAACGACCGTAGGGGAGCGAGACCTTACCGTCAGCCATGCGTTTCCGCTGTCCCCATGTAACATTTTCGGAGATGGAACGTGATTCTTCCTGTGCCAGTGAACTCATAATTGTGATTAACAATTCGCCCTTGGAATCAAGAGTGTAGATGTTCTCCTTCTGGAAATAGACCTCGATGCCTTTCTCTTTTAATTTGCGTACTGTAGTAAGAGAATCCACGGTATTTCGGGCAAAACGACTCACGCTCTTGGTGACGATAAGGTCGATTTTTCCATCCAAAGCATCGGAAATCATGCGATTAAATCCCTCTCTGTGCTTGGTATTCGTTGCGCTAATGCCCTCATCAGTGTAAACACCAACAAACTCCCAGTCGGCTCTGCTTTTGATGTACTTGGTGTAATAATCCACCTGTGCAGCGTAGGAGGTTTTCTGTTCCTCAGAATCGGTTGAAACTCGTGCGTAGCCTGCAACTCTGCGTTTTGTGATACTTTCAATTGGTACAAAAGTGGCAGGATTCAGCCTTGGAGGAATTTTAGTTATTTGCTTTGCCATTTTTCCATCGCCTTTCTTTTGTGGTTTTTGCGGCATTTTCTCTCATTTCATCTGTCCAGCTTTCAGAACGTGAACGGTCTTTCCAGTTCGCAAAAATCTGATGTCCGTCATGAAAAATAAATATCAGTTCATTTGGTGCAGGTACAATAATCTTTTCAATCTGATTTTCAAAAATATCTGCATCGAAATTATCCACTCCAAGCACCTCGCAACAAACAGAAATCAACGTATTTTCGGGAATCTGCTTTGCTGTTGGGCAGTACTTCTTGCCTTTTGTGTTGTATGTAGCGCAAATCCAGACAACACCTGTCGCAGTTGTTTTCCTACGATAATTTTTACCGCAGCACTGGCATTGAATTTTGCCTGTAAATGGATAAATCCCGGCAGGCTTTGATGCAGAATAGTGTTCTCTCTGATCCTGCAAATGCTTCTGAACAGCTTCAAAAATACCTTGTTCAATAATCGGCTCATGAGATTCTTCTACAAAATACTGCGGCAATTTTCCGTCGTTTTTAAGCGTTCTCTTGGTCAGGTGATTCTCACGGAATTTCTTTTGCAGCAGCATATTCCCGGCATACTTTTCATTTTTCAGAATCCTGCGGATGTCCTCAGCCGTCCATTCACAGCCGTTTATCGTTGGAATCTGCATTTCGTTCAGCATATTGGCAATAGTCTGTTTCCCCATTCCCGACAGATAGCTGTTGAAAATCAGCCGTACCGTTTCTGCTTCTTCGGGAATGATTTCAAGACTGCCATCGGGAGTCCTTTTGTAGCCGAGCATTCGGATACTGCTGATTTTTCCTTCCTCAAAATTCCTGCGAATCCGCCATTTCTGATTCTCGCTTGCGGAGTAGCTTTCCTCCTGAGCGTAGCTTGCAAGGATAGAAAGCATCAATTCTCCATCAGAAGAAAGACTGTGAATATTCTGTTCCTCGAACAGAACGCCAACTCCCAGCTCTTTCAGCTCTCTGACAGTTTCCAGAAGCGTGACGGTATTTCGGGCAAATCTGCTGATAGATTTTGTGATAATGAGATTGATGTTTCCCTTTCTGCATTCCGCAAGCATTATTTGAAATTGCTCACGATTATCCTTTGTTCCTGTCAGTGCTTCATCAGCGTAAACACCGCAGAATCGCCACTCTGGATTGCTTTGAATTAATTCAGTGTAGTATCCGACCTGTGCTGACAAAGAGTGAAGCATTGCGTCCTTTCCACTGGAAACTCGTGCATAAGCCGCAACTTTGAGCAGCTGTGGTAGGGAAGCTGTAGAGGGTTCAATTTTTTGTATCGATCGCTGCATGATAACCTCTCCTTTCAGCTACCATAATAACTCTAAACCGCAGAATTATCAACGAATATACCTGACAAAGATATGCCGTATTTTTCGGCTATTTTTGTGTTCATTTGGTTGTATTCCTTTTTTGAAATCGCACCGGATTTCAGCCAGCTTTTGAGAATATCAGCCATTATCTGATACATCATAATTCTGCGATACATCAGCCCACCTTGCCTTTCCTGAACACTTTTTGGAGCAGTAAATTTGTCTCTTGCTTGGATATGAGAAGAATTTTTTCTTGCATATCGGACAAATTTTTTCAAGTGAATTATTGGAGCTTTCACAATGCTCACGCCACCAATTTATGCGGCAGCGGTCACTGCAAAATCGTTTCTTTTTACCGTGATTTGTCTGGTGAATGGTCTGTCTGCAATATTCGCATCGCACAGCAGAACTTTTTCTGGATAAATATGATTTTATTGTGCCAATGGATATATTAAGTTCCTCGCTGATGGATTGCAGGGATTGACCGTTTTCTTTCATCTGGTCGATTTTCAGCTTTTGATTAATCGTCATAGCATACCTCCCTCTATTGCTATACATACAAAAGGGAAGGCAGGAGATTTTACACTCCTGCCCATAAAATCACACCTTTTCAAGCGTCCCTTTGTAGTTATCGCCGCCGATCTGAACAGTGACATTCACCTTGTTATCAGGTTCAGGCGTGGGAATTTTTTCGGGTTCAGGAGTGTGGAATTTTCCGAAACCGTTCAGCCTATTTGCCTTGATAATCGACGGAAAATCAGTGGTACAAATATCAAGGTCAACATTGCCGTTGATTCCTGAAACAGTGCCTTTATCCGAATACTGCCACAGAGCATACGAATCGCTGTAGTTTGTTTTCTCAATCCAGTGTGCAAGCCAGATCGTGTAGCGGTTTTTGATATCATCAGCGGTATGCGTTGTGAGGGAAGATGCAGAGCCGTAAAGCCCGACAAAATAGCCTGCGGATTCAATACGTTCAAGAAAAGCACGCATAATAGCAGAAACCTTTTCCTTGCCGAGATCAAACTGTTTTTTCTCCTCCACATCGAAATAAACCGGAAATTCAAACTGCTTACCCTTGATAACAGACAGGAAAACATCCGCTTCCAGTCTTGCTTCATCTTCTGACATTGCATAGCTGTACCAGTATGCTCCGATCGGGATTCCTGCCGATTTTGCATTCTTGTAATTCTCCTCGAAACGTGTGTCTTTCTGGGAAATTTCCCTGCCGTAGCCTGCACGAAGAATTGCAAAATCAATGCCAGAAGATTTCACTTTCTGCCAATCAATGCTGCCGTTGTGAACGCTGACATCAATGCCTTTCATAGAGTTTTCATTGCCTTTCTGAATACCGAAATAGCTGTGAAAATCGCTTGTCACAGAGTTATTTCCCTTTGTTTCATCGCCGTACCATTTTGAAGCAGTACGCACGTCCACATGGGTGTAAATATACTTGCTGTCGATGTTTGCAATGCCCATGAAATCGATATCCTGTGCCGTACAGCAAACAGTCTTACTGGAAATCGGCTGCCCGTCCTGACCATAACAGCAAATATCAGCAGCAGTACCTTTGGTATGCTGTCCTGTTCCAGTTCCACCGACATTCTTATCATGCTCTGCACAGCGGAATCCTGATGTTACAATAATTTTTGAGCAGTCCAGTTTTTCATAGAGTTTTTCCAGCTTGTCCACGAGCTCGGTACTTACCTGAAAATTATGCTCCTTACCGCATTTGCATTTGAATTCTCTTGCATTGAAATGCGGTGAAAGCTGTGTATTGTCGCTGTATTTGTAGGTTTTAATCATTTTTGTCCTCCTCCAATTCATCGATCATTTCCTGAATTTCGTCATCAAGTCTGCCTGCTTTTTTCTGCAAAACTTCAATTGCTTTTTTAATTGAATCCGGATAGGGTAAGCCCATTAAACTTGTATTTTCGATAATTGACAGCAGCTCATTGACGCAAAAGCCGATACAGGTCGCATCACGGATATATGTCGTGCCGATCAGAATGTCCATTCTGACAGCAACCACAACCATGAGCAGAATGCAGAACTTCTTTGCAAGTCCCACCCAACCGGCTTTTGAACTAAGTTTGCCGGACTTGCTGTGCTTGGATTTTCCCATTGCCGCGGCGATAAGACCTGTTACAAAATCAATCGCCATAAAAATGATAAGTGTTGCCAATGCGGAATCCCACCCTCCAAGCAGTGCGGCAATAAAGCCGCCTGCCAAGCCTAAAATAGTACAAATATTTTCTTTCATCAGACACTCTCCTTTACTTTCACGCTCTGAATCGTTGGATGTGTGTTGTTGCTCCTGCCAACCCATGCAAGGTAATATTCGCCGGCTGTGATACCTGTGCAGTCTGTCTCCGTTGTGATAAACTTTTCCGTTTGCAGCCACTGGAAGTCAAGCTGAATTGCACGCCCATTATCGATCTCACTCCTTGCATACAGAGTGATAGGAACATCGATTTTTCCGCCGGGCGGTGTAATAAGATATAGTTCGCCGTCCTCTGTTGCACCGGAAGTATAGCGGAACTGGATCTTGCTGTTTTCATCCAATTTAAGTCGCTTTTCAACGCAAGTCAGTATCTGTGCATCCCAGTTGAAGTCCTCCTGTCCGTAGTACATCGCATAATGGTTGTCAGGACAACTGAAATGTGTATACTGTTCCGCAAAATGCTCCATTGTGAAAAAGCCGCCGTTGAGAACAAGTCCGATATAATAGCCGTACACACGAATGGCATCCGTACCATTCTCGAAAAGCACGGTATATCCATTGTTTGCGCTTGCAATCTGCGATTCCAAGACAGCAATCCTATTTTCAAGAATCAAAATAGAATCATTCTGATTTTGTTGATCGTACTGCGTAGAATCACGCAATTGTTGCAATTCAGTTTCAATATCCGAAATTTTATCCCATTTTGCAATTTTTGCAGACGTTAAGCTGTTCAGTAATGTGAGATTATGATGCCAGTGTGCCTGAGACACAACAGGCTCGACCGAATCCTTGACCGCCTGAATTTCAGTACTTACAGTATTTTCTAAAGCGATCAAATCTGATTCCACCGTCTGAAATTTCGATTCGACAAGCTTTTGAGTCTCCACTCTGGTGACGTATGGCGAGAGGTCGGGTGCGGAAGAATGAACCTTGTCATCAACGATTTTGAGAACCTCAACCCTTGTGATATACGGTGATAAATCGGGAGTAATGGATTGTAGCCATTCCTCTACCGTTCCCGTATAGCCATTCTGTACAGCCAACTCATATGCGGATAGACCATTTTCACCGTCAGCACCATTTTGCCCGTCTGCCCCGTCTTTACCGTCCCTACCGTCACGTCCATCAGCACCATCCTTACCCGGCAAACCGTCCGCACCTTTCAGACTTTCAAGCCAATCTGAAACCGTTCCCACAAATCCATTTTCTTTTGCAATTTCATAAGCCGAAAGCCCATCTTTTCCATTGGCACCTGACTGAATCTCCGCAATTTTCTGTAAAAGCTGTTTGTACAAATCGGGCGTTGGCGGAATCGGCGTATCATCATCGCCCACAAATCCTGATTCACGAATATTCAAGGTAATCGGAACAGTCGTTGCTCTCACTGTGGTATCCGATTCCGCATCATATCCGAAAATAGACATCTTCACCGCGCCTGCATGAAGCTCAGACGGCAGTTTACAAGAAGTTCCGTCAAATCCCAGAACAATGCTGTAAACTTCATCACACTGCGAAAACTGCACCACCTTGTGAAACTTCTTCCAGTCGCCGTCAAAGGTAAATTTCAGGTTGACAAATGCGATCTGGTGGTCGGCTATCACTTCACGTTCCAGAACCTCAATTTTCTGCTGTTTTACAAGGAATTTCCACATCAGTTCTTCACCTCGTTCCATACTTTGTTTTCTGCATCATATTCCATAAAACCGTCGGTACACCGGATCCTTTCAAGCACCGATTCCTGAACGCCGCCGTGACCGTCCCAGAGATTTCCTTTTCTGACCTCCGCCCACTGTGCAAGCGTACCCTCATACGTAATTTTCCGCAGACTATCGCAGTAAACAAAGCACGAATCCGCAATATATTTACAGCCAATTCCAATCGTGACATTCGTCAGCGAAATGCAGCCGGAAAACGCAATAGATCCTGTTTTTTCGCACTGAATATTGACGCTGGTCAGTGACTCGCAATGAAAAAATGCATATCTGCCGAAATTTTTTACCGTTGCAGGTATATACACATTTTCAAGCTTGGAAGCTGTAAACGCTCCCACACCAATTGTTGTGAGTGATGCAGGAAATTCAATGGTTTTTATCGCTGTACGGTTGAAGGTCAGATCGCCGATGCGTTCCAGATTCCTCGGCAATACGATATTTTCAAGGTTAAAGCAAGCCGCAAACAGCCAGTTTCCAAGAGCCGTTATTCCGCTTGAAAGTTTAACCTTTTGAATGCTGTCATTCTCATAAAACGGCGAATCAGGCTCGTCAGAATATCCAAGCTGAATCGCAAATCCTGTGTAATCATTTGTTGCGCCATTTCCGCTGATACTAAGCGTACCATCAGAATACTGCGTATAATAGGCGTTTTCTCCTATCTGACCAATGTCTGAAATTTCACCCGTGATACTGCTTATACGCTCCGAAAGTTCACCGATTTGCTCCTGCAACGATTCCAGAAGTCGGTTGTTTTTATCGTAAGCGTCCATAATTTCGGACACTTTGCACTTGCCTAAAATACACCTGCAATAGCCGCAAACGTTGGAATCCTCACGGTAATCGTACCAGTCACGCTCTGTCAGAGAAGTTGCCCCGACATTAAGCCGCACCGCATACATCAGAAGTCGCACATGGTCATCGTCCTGCGGAATTGTAGGCAAAGCAGGATTCTCCGCAGGCGTTCCCGGAAACAGTTTCAGCGATACATTTCGGACGGATTCCGTTGTGTCAAGGTAAATTGCAATCCCCACATACCTTGGCAGCGATTCATCCTGATATCCTGACAAATCAATGCTGTAGCGAGCGTCATTGATGAAGTAATGCCCATTTATCCACGCTTTTCCACGTCCAACAGTAACTTTCAGACCAGTTGCCGCAGCCGTCAATTTGAAGCAGTCGCCGTAATTATCCTGAATGCCATTGCAAATAACGCTGCCAAGATAATCACAGAAATTCTCCGCTGTGTAGGTTCTGTCCAATCCTTTAGAATTGAAAAATCCAAATGAAAATGCCATAAAATCATACCTCCCTGAATGTTGGTGTAAGTGAGCGACCATTTTGGTCGAAGCTCTCGATCATGCCAATCAGCTGTATTTTCGGCTGTATCAAGCCAAATCGCTGATGCTCCACGGTCACATAATCGCCGACAAAATAATCTGTGTTATACCGAAACTGCGTGGACTGCACTGCGATCTGCGATTCCGATGCTGTCAGCGGTTGAACAATATTTTCCTTTCCACGTTCTTTCAGCAGTTCAATGTATTCATTTTCTGAAATCGGCTTAGATTCGCCATTTTCCTGTTGCTCGTCCGCCATATCTTTAGCATCTACATATACCTCGTAACGCTCTAAAAATGAAGGCTCGTCACCGTCAAAGTATGTTGTTCTCCTTCGTTCTTCACCTTCGCCCTTCCCCAGAACATAGGCAAAATTCCGCTGTACTGAAATGTCAGAGGAATATGTGAACGACAGCAGATTTGTGTATCCATCTGAAAAGATAATGTGCGGATTTTCTTCCTGCAAAATGCTTCTGTCAGCACCTTCGGAAAGGTCAAGGAGCATTTCATATTGTTCGCCGTTTATTTTGGAAAGACGAATATTTGCCGTACCGTTGATTTTCTCACAAATGGTGTAAATCCACCGCATCAGATTATCGTAGCTGACCTGTAATTTGGTTTTCTGTTCCCAACAACTGCCGGAAACATTACCAAGAGCAAGTCCCGGAATCGTCCTGTTTTCAGCGTTTATGGCGTTATTTATAACGGCGGTATGCACAATTTCCGCATATGTCTTTTCGGTTGTAAAACTCAAAGTCGGATAAATTATTCTGCGTTCCAAAAGGCACATCAAAAAGCGACCACCCACAATCAAGTAGTCGCCGTTTTCTGCGTCTGTTTCGATTTTAACGGATTCTATCAGTCCGAAATGCTCCTTGTCATCATCTCTGCCGACAATTCTTCCAGTCTGGAAAATCTCAATGTTTCGTGGATTTGCGGCGATATATACTTCAAATACGCCGCAGGAGTAATATTCCACATCCCACAAAAGACTTGAAAAACTGTCGCAGATTGCTTCAAGCGTTATCGCCAGAGTATTTTCATTCGCTGTCATTTTGTAAATTTCAATCTGCATTTTTCACACTCCTAAATATGCGTTGCGGTGAATCAATCGGACTTTTAAATTTCGCAGTCCATTTGCCGCACGGAGATAAAATTTATTTTCACCCTCACGTAAGGTAAGCCATGTTGAACCTGACACAAGACGATTGATGATATTCTCCTGCACGCCCTCACGCTCCAGAGTGACCGTTTTATTGCCTGTTTTTGTGGTGATTCTTATGATATCACCCTCCTCAATATCGCCGAGAATTTGCACATATTCATCTGTTTCGGCGTTGTACAGAGTCGGATTTTTTGCAGGTCCTCCGCTAATCTCAAGTGTGAAGCCCGTTTCATCACCGTCATTCTGAATCGTCATCATATTCTGCGTGTTGTATTTTCCAAGCGGAAAGGGTTTGTCATCATCGGGAAAAATGAAATGAAAAGCTCCGAAAATCTGCGAGTATTCGGCAATTTGTGTTTCTGTCGAGTACCAGTAAATATCAGGACAGATAATACTGATCTGTCCGCTTGTGAACTGCTCGAAATTCTGCACTTCGCAGGTTTCTACATAGCCCTCGGTGTACACATCAATATTCGCTGTTTGATAGTAAATCTTGATATATCGTGACGGCTTGATCACTTTGTACAGCTCGTGCCGCCGCTTTTCAATGCCAACCCCACGCATCTGAAAAGTAATCACAAGGCTACGTTTTTCAATGAAAGCGTTGTTGAGATATGAGCCGTTCATGCCTGCATAAGTCGATGTGCTTATCGTTCCGGCAGGCGGATACAAACCGTCAATTTCGGAGGTCATATACCTGTTGGAAGTGGTGGTCAGATTGAGTTGGTCGCCAGTTTCGTTTGCAAGAATTAGGGTGAAGTGCATGGGATAAAATCTCCTTTCAGCAGATTGACTTTTTCGAGGAAATGTGGTATACTGTAACTGTATAAATCGAAATATAGGGAGATGCCGTATGGTTAGAGAAATTGCTGAAAATGAATTAAATGGATTATTACAATTATACTTATATTTACATGAAAAGTCTATTCCAGAAATGACAGAGCATTTAAAAAGAACATGGAGTACTATTATCCAAGATGAAAATCATCATATTATCGTTAATATGATAGATGGTATAATTGTTTCTTCTTGCGTATGTGTGATTATTCCAAACTTAACAAGAAATGTCAGACCATATGCATTTGTTGAAAATGTTGTTACACATGAAAAATATCGTGGAAATGGATATGCAACAGAGTGCCTTAATTATGCTAAAGAAATAGCAAAAAAAGCAAATTGTTATAAAATGATGTTACTTACTGGTTCAAAGGAAGAAACGACATTTAAATTTTATAGCCGCGCGGGATATAACAGTACAGATAAAACAGCGTTTATTCAATGGCTTGAATAGTTTCACGACTTCTAATTTACAGAGCCGAAGGAGCGACAAAAATCGCTTCTTTCTACGTTATCAACGCATTCCGTGTCTGCCGATAGATCTCCAGCCGTGACAGCGATTTCGGCGAATTATTCGTCTGATTTACTGTCCGGCTGTTGTCATAATTATTGATAACCGTTCCGGCAGGATTTTCGTATTTCATGGGTGAAGAAATTCCGTCAAGGTTCAGTCCGATGTTGGAATCCAAAGTCATCTGCATTGCATCAGCAACGCCCTCTACAGCCTTAGAAATCAGCTTTTTGCTTTTGTTGATACCATCAGCAAGACCGCCGATGAAGTCCGGCATCCAGCTTTCAAAATCCGTCAGAGGACCTTTTTCGGGAACGGAAAAATGCAGATATTCCCAGATTGAATTTGCCACATCAGCAACCGTATTGATAAGATCTCCAATCATATATCGGATACCGTTGATAAGATTCTGCATAAGGTCATAACCCCACTGCCACGAGGAATTTACGATGTTCCTGATACATTCCGCAGCGGAATTAAGCCCATCAGAAACAGCGTCACGAATGCCGCCGAGCCTATCCCACACGCCGCTTCTCACATTATCCCAGATATTGAAAACGGTATCACGGACGTTGTTCATAGCTCCATGAACCGCATCGGGCATGGCGTTCCAAGCGGAGAAAACGGCAGATTTTACCGAATTTACAGTATTTTTCACGCCGTCAGAAATGCTGCTCCAAGTGGAAGTAATCGTGTTTTTCATATTTGACTGACCGTCAGAAATGAAAGTTTTGATTCCATTCCACACAGTTGAAATAACATTTTTAATGCCGTTTATCGCTGTAGAAATCACATTCTTGATTGAATCCCATCCCGATTTTACGGCATTTCCGATACCTGCGAGAACAGTGTCCATATTCGTTTTGATGTTATTCCAGACAGTTGTAACTTCCGTCAGCGTGTTTTCCATAAACGTCTGCACAGTCGTTACGATATTGGACATTGCTGTCTGGAAAGTTTCAGTCAGAGCCGTTGTAATATTCGTTCCGAACGTGCCGAGAGCATCGCTTACCATTCCTGCATTTGCCGAAATACCGTCAGCAAGTCCCTGCATAAAGTCCGGCATCCAAGATTCAAAATCGGTCAAAGGTCCTTCATCAGGCACAGAGAAATGCAGGAAACTTTTGATTTTATCCGCAACACCCGTTACAGCATCGGCAACAGCCTGAATTTTAGATTTTATTCCCTCAACAATGCCGTTTATAATATCCGCACCCCAGTTCCACGCCTCGGAAGCAAGATTTTTCACGAAGTTCACAGCATTATTGAAACCATTCACGATTGTATCTTTGATACCAGTGATTGTGTTAGAAATTGCCGATTTTACACTGTTCCAAATGTTAGATACAGTTGTTTTGATGCTGTTCATTACGTTTGTGATAGTGTTTTTGATAGCATTCCAGATATTTGAAACAGTGCTTGAAATAGCATTTAAAATGCCTGAAATTGTACCACTAATTGTATTCCAGACGGAAGAAATCACCGACCAGATAGAGTTCAGAATTCCCGAAATAAAGCCGGAAATGGCGTTCCATACAGTAGAAACTACACTATAAATAGTGTCCATAGCCGTAGAAATCGCCGTTGAGATCGCATTCCATATCGTTTCAAAGAAAGTTCTGATACCCTCTAAAATCGGCGTAACAAAGCCAACTATAGCATTCCAAGCAGTCTGAATCTTTTCGGAGATCCAGTCCATAACATTGCTGATAATGATATGGATCGCTTGAAAAATGGTTTCAAACAGATAACGAAAAGCCTCCAAAAGAGGAGAAATAAATTCATAAATAGTATTCCAGACCGTGCTGATAGCCGTCCAGATAGTATTTAATACCGTGGATATTGCCGTAGAAATGGCGTTCCACACGGTCGTGATAACAGTCTGAATTGCCGTGATTCTCTCCGAAATATAGCTGTATATCGTATTCCAGATACCGACAAAGAAATCTTTAATCGCAGTCCATATTGTCGTGAAAAACGTCTGAATTCCTGTAAAAATATTCGTAATAAAATTGCTGATACTGTTCCAGATTCCAACGAAGAAGTCCTTGATTGCCGTCCAGACCTCGCTCCATGATGTTCCGAACCAACCAAAAAATACATCTGCGATACCTTCGAGGGTATTCAGAATATTGGAAAAGCAATTTTTGATGTAGTCCCATATTCCGACAAAAATGCCCTTGATACCGCTCCACATCTGCTCCCAGTCGCCAGTAAACAACCCGATAAAAATATCCAGAACGCCGAGAATCACATCAACGATAACATCAAAAGTTTCCGCAATATAGGTGAAAACGCCCTCAAACCACGGTGCAAGAATATCGCACAATCCCTGCCATATAGACCGTACCAAATCGCCGAAATCCTCAAAATTAAATCCGAGAGCGTTCAGACGGTCAACAATTCCCTGCGTCAGATTTGAAAACGTAGCCTTGATTTTCTCCCAAATCGCAATGATGCTGTTTCTGAAATCTTCGTTAGTATTCCACAGATGCACGAAAGCCGCCACAAGTGCAGCAATCGCTGCAACAACGGCAACCACGGGTGCGGAAATCCCACCAATCGCACCGCTTAAAGTTGCAAAAGCAGCTTTTGCACCTGCGATCATCGTGGGAACGTTGCTGATAAAGGTCATCAGGCTTCCGACCGTTGAAATGGTTTTGCCTACCACGATCAGCAGAGGTCCGAGAGCCGCCGCAACCAGAGCAATTTTGATAATCGTTTCCTTTGTTGCCGGGTCAAGCTGATTCAGTTTGTCGATAAATCCTTGGATTTTCGCCACAATTTCACGAATGGCAGGCATCAGGATTTCGCCGAAAGAAATAGCAAGCTCCTCAAGCTGCGACTTCAAAATAGTAAGCTGACCGCCAAGATTATCCTGCATCGTTTCTGCCATGCGGAGCGATGTGCCGTCACAGTTGTCAATCGCTCCAGATAGTTTTTCGATGTCAGCAGGTGCGGAATTCATGAGAGCGAGAAATCCTGACATGGCATTTTTGCCCACCAAAGACTGTGCTGCTGATGCTTTTTCTGATTCTGACATCTGATCGAAAGCAACACGGCAATCCGCCAATATATCGGACAATTCACGCATTGAACCGTCAGAATTTGAAGTGGCAATTTCCATTTCACCGAATGCGTCGGAGCAGAATTTGACATCGCCCGAAAGCGCCGTCATAATGGAGCGCATAGACGTACCGGACTGCGTAGACTTTATACCGGCATTCGCCATAAGTCCGAGGACCTCGGCAGTATCTTCGCAGGAAAATCCCAATGCACCGGCAATCGGAGCGCAGTATTTGAAGGATTCGCCGAGCATTGACACATTTGTATTTGCATTAGAACTTGCCGCCGCCAACACATCAGCAAAATGACCGCTGTCATCGGCGGTTAAGCCGAAAGCGGTCAATGCATCTGTAACAATGTCAGAGGTTGTTGCGAGGTCTTCACCACTTGCGGCGGCAAGGTTCATAATGCCCTCGATTCCCGACAACATATCGCCTGATTTCCAGCCCGCCATCGCCATATAGTTCATCGCTTCGGCGGCTTCGGATGCCGAAAATTTGGTCTTTGCGCCCATCTCACGAGCCTTGTCACGGAGTGCCTGCAAGTCCTCTCCGGTAGCACCGGAAACAGCGGCGACCTTGCTCATGGCAGAATCGAAATCAGAGGCGGTCTTCACAGCAGCAGTTCCGAGGGCAGTCACACCTGCGGTTACTGGGAGCAATTTTTCGCCTGCGCCGCTGATCTTATCGCCCACATCTTGCAGAACTTCTCCGGCTTCACCGATTTTAACGAGCGCCGTTTTTGACTTCTCAGCTTCATTCTGCAAACGCTGCAATTCGTTTTCCGTTTCAATAATTTCTCGCTGTAAAGCGTCATACTGTTCCTGCGATATGTCGCCGTTTGCGAGTGCCGTATTTGCCTGTTCTGCGGCGGTTTTCAGAGTTTCCAGTTTGGTTTTAGTTGAGCCGATTGTATCTGCAAGAAGTTTCTGTTTTTGCGATAAAAGTTCCGTATTGGTCGGATCAAGTTTCAGCAGCTTTTCTACGTCTTTTAGCTGAGTCTGGGTGTTTTTAATGTTTTTGTTGACACCTTCGAGAGCTTTAGAGAGCTTAGTTGTGTCGCCGCCTATTTCAACGGTTATCCCTTTTATTCTGTTTGCCGTGGTGGGTCACCTCTTTTCAAAAAAATTTTAAAATTGTTATACAAACGCTTGCAATTTGCATACAATAGTGGTATAATAGAAGCAAGAATAATACTGAAAGGAGTTGCTAATATGGCACAAGCAACAATCTCTGCTCGCATTGACGAGAATGATAAAATGGCATTTGATAATTTTTGCTCTGATGTAGGATTAAACACATCCGCTGCTATCAACCTTTTTGTAAAAGCCGTTCTGCGTGAACACCGCATTCCGTTTGAGATTTCTCAGTCCGCTGATCCCTTTTACAGCGAAGCAAATCAAGCACATATCATGAAAGCAGTTCAGGAACTTCGTGACGGAAAGGGTACCGCTCATGAATTGATTGAGGTGGAAGATGAGTGAAAAAATCTGGTCAGATGACGCATGGGAAGATTATCTTTACTGGCAGGCACAAGACAAAAAGACACTGAAACGTATTAATCAGCTTATCAAGGATATAGAGAGAAATGGATGTCTTGATGGTATTGGTCAGCCTGAAGCTTTGAAAAATAATCTACATGGAGAATTTAGTCGGCGAATTAATGAAAAGGATCGCCTTGTATATCATGTCGAAGGTGACAGAATTTATATTGTCAGTTGCCGTGGTCATTATGGAGATAAATGAAAAATATAAGATTATTGGTTGATATATTTCTAAAATTTGTCCATCGCATCCTGATCTGCAAGAATGCTCCATTTTTCATCATCTCGCTCACGTTCACTGAACATATCATTAATCAAACCAATTGTCAGCAAATCAAGCTCGGTCATCGAAAGACCGAGCTGTTTGCATCTCAGGAGGAAAAGCGGAGTCGTCATCGGGCGGTCAGTTTTGCGATGTTTTTTTTAGATTCCACTTGCGTGGCGGTATTCAGTCCCCACAATTCAATAAGCTGCGGAAGAATTTCATAAATACTGAACGTGTTGAACTGCTCCAAAAAGTCATCGGGATTATCGGGAACGTTCTCCGGGTCTGCGTGTTTCGCCATTACGAAGGCTATATTTTCAAAAACCTCCAGACTTTCAATGTCAAGCGTGGAGTTTTCCTCATCACCCTCTTTGACATTTTTCTGCAAAGAAGCAAAATCTTTATAGATATCACGACCAAATTTCAGACGATAAAGACGAGGCACAGCGGCGCTCGCTTTGAACGGTACTTCGATTCCGTCTACGATAATATTTTTCTTGATAGCCATACTGTACCTCCATTAAGATGTTGTTTTGGCAGGCGTCTTAGCGGTTGAAAAAGTCGGAATATAGACAGATTTGTACCAGTTATCATAAACCGTCTTGTCCGTTGCCTCGCAGCTTTTTGACTTTACAAGCCCATTTTCGAGAGCCGAAGCGGTCAGCGACAGGGACTCCGTCTTTACTTCCTTGGAATCCTCAGTAGTTGCAGATTCCGTTGCAGGACGCGCCACAGAACAACGATACATCACATGGCGAATCTTATGCTTGTCGCCCTCAAACTCGAAAAACAACGCAAACTCGGCAACTTCCGCATCATTGCTTTCCACAAGAACGCCCTTGCTGTCCAGTTTCTGCCCCAGGATTTCCGTTGCAAAATCAGTAGTTACGAGGGCAATCTCCAAATCCCCCTCATATCCGGAATTATTGTTGCACATATAATACACGCAATTATCGGCAAAAAACGGCTCATTTTCGCCGCTTGCGTCAATGCTTAGCGATACAGCGCCGGGCAGCCTGACCGGCGCAGCATATACAGGCATTCCATCTTCATCATAAGACAAAATTTTCGCCCAATGCACTCTGTTCAGACCAAATTTGATCTTATTTTTTTCCATAGCTCAAACCTCCATTTCGTATAACACTTCATACATCTCTTCAGATGCGATCCATGTTTCGGTTTTGTTGTAAAAAATGTGATGATGCCGCAGAACAGCTTCGATCTCCGCCTCTGTTTCGGGAGATTTTTCATCGGTATACAGTTCAATATCCAGCTTTTTGAAGCTGTGATACATCCGATTATCCGCCGAAAAAGTATGCTCGCCCGGTGACAGAAAAATCAGAAAAGGCGGCTTCGGACTTTCGCCCTCGGCAAAATGGTGGTATGCGAAGGGCAGCCCCATTTCAAGCATCATTTCGTTGATTTCTTCGTAACTCATGACAACTCCTTTTCAATGAGCGATTCCAATAAATCTACTCCGTTTTCCTCTGCAGGAGCAATATGCGGCTTGCCTGCAACTCGTCCACCATTCCGCTTAGCGTGTCCCTTTTCGAGTAAGTGTGCAATCTGATAGCGGTCTTTGGAATGGACGGTAATTTCAAGAGAATGGCTATTCTCCTTGACTTTTTTCGTCGTCCAGCTTTTCGCATATTTTCCTGTTCGTTTCGGAGCATTTGCAGAAATTTCATTTTTAACAGATGTGGCAGTCTTGCGGACTGCCTTTTTCATGGCAGTATCCGCAAGGTCTGCATATTCCTGTAAGCCTTTCATAATTTCATCAGCCATATCGTCAATACTGGTCATCAGAAGCACCTGCTTTCCTTGCTTTTGCAGTGACTTTCAGATAATCACGATACTCATAATTTGGCGATATTCCGATAATATCATACAGAATACCACGAAAAGAAATGCGGTTTGCAGTTGTAGTAATTCCCATTGTCATATTATTTTGCCGGATCATAAACTGCAATGTCTGCACCTCTTTTGTAGTGCCGTTATCGGAATTTTCAGCCGAGTTTTTCACCGAAACAGCAGCCCAGCAGGAGAATAATTCCTCCCACTGAGCCTTGTGATTTCCAATGTTATCGACATGTGTCGATTGCGCTAAAATCGTGATACGCTGATTTAATTTCCCGATTTCCACTAAATCACTCCTTCACGCTGTGCAAATAAAATGGAACGCAAGGTGAGAGTCAGCTTGTGAAAATCCGCAGTATTTCGGTTTTCGTAGAGGTAGGAAACTGTGTAAAGCATAGCCTGACGTGAGGTTTCCTCATTCTCTGCAAGCTGCTTTTCGTCCATGCGCCCCACATCCATTACAAGCCGATGCGCAGTGTCGATCAGCGTGAGGATGAGCTTGTCATCCTCACAGTTGTCAACACGGAGATAATTTTTCGTTTCCGGCAGTGAAAGCAAACTCATAGCTGCCCTCCGTTCTTATCAGGTTGTACCGCCTGTAGTCGCCTTACTTCCTGCCATTTTCAGAACCTTAACGGATTCAGGCAGGATCAGCCTGCCGTCCACACGCTGAGTCGTCATAAAGCCTACCTGATCTGTGCGTGCATACAGCTCGTTCAGGCGGCGGAAGGTGCGGTTCTGACGGTCGGCAACCCAGTAATTTTTCAGGTCGCCGAAGAGAAGAACACGCTCGCCCTTGCCGACTGTGGGCATGAAGGAACTGGTGTGGACAGGTCTGCCGAGAATGGTATCGGGCTTGGCGATATCAAGGCTGGGCTTCCAAATATAGTTGTCGTTTTTGTCCTTCAGCTTCATAAGCTGGAGAAGAAGCGTCTCGTTACAGATGAACTGCGCATTGCGGCGGTAGGGCGATTTCAGGCTGTAGTAGAGGTCGAAAATCTCATCAAAAGTGATCGCCGTCTGAGATGCAGAAGTTACACCAAGCTCTGCGCCGCCTGTTTCCGCAAGGATTCCGAGAGGCTTTTTGTCGCCGTCACCTGTGAAAAATGCGCGCTCCTCCGCATTTCCCATTGCTACGCCGAAACGAGTGGCGATATAGCTTGCAAGGTCGAAAGCGGAATCGTGCAGCAGCTCGTTACTGATCTTGATCATCGTACCCAGTTTGTAAGCGGAAAGGGTTGTCTGTCCGAACTTTGTATCAGTTTCGGGAATCTCCTCGCCCTCGTCGATCCACTGGGCCTCCATCGTATCGTTGGCGATAGGAATTTTGCGAGTGCCGGAATTTGTCTTGATGACAGTCGCCATCTGGCGGAAGATGTTGTTTTCCTCAAGAGCCTGAATCAGACGGCGTTCAAACTCCGGGGGAACAGTGTAGCCGCCCTCGGTGTCCTCGCCGACAGAAAGGGCATTGCGGACGGCGAACTGATCTCCCTTGTTGCGGATCATATCCCAGAAGGCGTTTTTGTACTCGTCACTTGCAGTTCCCTCCGCTTTGGATGCAGACTGATTGGGCGCATTGTTGACAGGTTTTGAAGTTGGTGCAGAAAGCGCAGCATCCACGGCAGCCTGCTGTTCCAGACGCTCGATCTCTGCGCCGAGAGCCTGCACCTCACTTGCCATCTTGTTGTACTGCTCGACAGCGGAAGCTTCCACAAGACCGTTCTCGCCACGGTGTTTTTCAAGGAAGTCCTTTGTCTGCTCCCACAGGGTATTTCGTTTGCTGCGAAGTTCCATAATTTTGCTCATATCTTTTCTCCATTTCTCCGGAATTTTCCGGTATCGCATAAAAATAACAGCCCGCTTATTTCATGAAAGCAAGCTGTTTCCTAAGAATTTCATACGGCATAGAGCCGTCAGCAGTTTTGCCGTCCATGCCGATCACAGGCATATCCGGCATTGTGACAGTCAGCCCTTTCTCGGAAGATTTCGGCGTGTTATCGGCACTGTTGTTTTCGTCCGGATTTTTGCAGTATGCGCCGATTTTTCCCAGAATGGTCTGTCCCATGATACGGGTACTGTACTGCCAAAGGGCATCGGTGTCCAACTTAAACGGCTTCTTCTCCTTGTCAGGTTCTTTTTTCTCTTCATCTCCTTCATCGTCACCGCCTTCCTCATCCGGCTTGTCGGGTTCTTCCGGCTCATCATCGGGCTTTTCTTTCGATTTTTCGTCAAAGAGAATTTCATCCGCAAAGCCTAACTCCACAGCTTTTTTCGCATTGATCCATGTCTCATCGCTCATCAGCTTTGAAATTTTACTTCGGGAAAGTCCCGTCTTTGCGGCGTATGCGTTGATAATGCTCTCCTTGACTTCATTCAAAGTGCTGATTGCTTTTTCCATGTCCTTGGCGTTTCCCATAGCGATTGTGGACGGATCATGCACCATTAACAAAGCTATCGGTGACATCTGCACGGTATCTCCAGCCATTGCGATCACGCTTGCTGCCGATGCTGCGATGCTTGCAATTTTCACAGTGATCTTGTGCGGATAATCCCGAATCATCGTGTAAATTTCGGCTGCCGCAAAAACGTTGCCGCCGGGCGAGTTGACCCAAAGAGTGATGTCTCCCTCCTCTGCGTACAGCTCGTCACGGAAATCCTGCGGCGTGATCTCATTGCCCCAGAACGACTCCGAGTCGATAGGTCCTTCAAGGCGGAGAACCCTGCCGCCGCTGTCATCGTGGATCCAGTTCCAGAATTTCTGCATATTATCTCCTCCATTATTCTTCATTTTCTGACGTATTATCGTTTGTTTTCGGCTGATTTACGGCATATGCCGCACCCGCATCCTGCAATTTATTGTAGCTCCCGTTGAGGTAGAAATCATTGCCGCCCTGTTCGTCGGGAATCAAATCCATATTTTCAAGACGGCGCACATCATTTGGCGAAAAGAAGCCATTTCCCACACCGATCGCATAAGCGTTCATGCGGGATTGATAGTCGCCGCGCATCAGTCCGTCCACGTTGAATTTTGGAAAGTAAATATCCTGTTCTTCCTCTAAAAGCAGATCTTTGATAATGCCCTTTTCAATGCGGATGATCCACGGCATCAAGGAATACTGCACAAATGCGATGCCTTGATTTTCGATGTTGTTGAAAGTGCTGCGTTTCAAGTCCTGCACCAGATGGGGCGGTACCTGAAACATACGGCAGATCTCCTCCACGTCAAATTCACGAGTCGACAAAAACTGCGAATCTTCGGGCGGAAGTGAGATCGGTTTGTAGGACATGCCCTCCTCTAAAACTGCAATGCGATGAGCATTTCTTGCACCGCCGTAAACTCGTGACCAATTCTCCCTGATCTTCTCAGGATTTTTGAGAACCCCCGGATGCTCCAGAACTCCGGCAGGCTGCGCGCCGTTTTTGAAGAAAGCATTGCCGTATCGCTCCACTGCCATTGCCGAACCCAGCGCATTTTTCATCATGGCAATGGGCGAAAATCCCACCAGTCCGTTGAATCCCAAACCCGGAATGTGAAGAATTTCATCACGCTGAAAAATGATGTCCTTGTCATGCTCGCCGGGCTTTTCGTCTGTGTAAGCGTGGTAAGTGTAGAATAGGTTTCCATTTTTGTCACGGTCGATCTCCACATTCTCCGGCAGCAGCGGATACAGCCCTAAAATGCCGTTTTTGCCGTCCCGGACGATCTGCGCATAGGCGTTACCCCACAGCAATAAATGGCACATCAGAGCCTCCCAGAATGAAAAGGAACTCATTTCGGGATTGGGCTGACGATACAAAATTTTATATAGCGGATGATCGAACGCTAACTCCTTATCCTCGCCCTTGCCGGTGTATCTGTAGAGGTGCAGGGGAAGTCCTGCGATCGTATTTGAGAGCAGTCTGACGCAGGCATAAACGGTTACGATCTGCATTGCAGTTCGCTCGTCCACACGCTCACCGCTGTGCGTCATGCCGAAAACAAACAGATTACCCGAATCACGGACATTGTCCGAAATATCGGGGATTTTCGGCGCGTCTCTCGGCTTTCCGAATCCAAGCCAACTCATAAATCCCATATTATCGCCCTCCTTAAATAATGACCAGATCATGGTCGGGATCATCATAAACGCTGCCCTGCATCTCATGACGGATACAGCGATCAAGCGCCATGATCCATGCCACAATGCCGTCTATTTTTTCAGTGGATTTTTTCTTGCTCGGCTTGATATTTTCCGCCGCATCAATTTCCGCAACAACATTTCCAGCCATCCACCGCAAAACAGGATTGCCGCCGTGAATAAATTTTCCCTCTAACAGCAGCTTGTACAGCTCTTTCATCGGCGGCGACATATCTTTGAAGCCCATTCCCATAGGAACAACGGTAAATCCATCGCCTTGTAAATCGGTAATTAGCTGTGTGGCATTCCAGCGGTCTGCTGCGATTTCTTTGATGTTATAGATCTCATGCAGTTGGTTGACCGTTTTTCGCACGAAGTTATAGTCCACAACATTGCCCTCTGTGATGTGGAAAAGTCCCATTCGCTCCCACACATCGTAGGGAACGTGATCTCTGCGGACACGTAGGTTGAGCGTATCCCTCGGCAGCCAGAAATGAGGAACAACGATGTATTTATCACCCTCGTGGAGAGGTGGAAACACCAGTACAAAAGCGGTTATGTCACTTGTGCTGGAAAGATCAAGTCCTGCATAGCACTCTCGCCCACGGAGCAATTCCAAATCAATCGGAATATTTCCTTTGTCGTAAATATGCTCCGGAATCCATGCAACTGAACTGCCAACCCATTGATCAAGACGAAGCTGACGGAATACATTTTCTTCCGCCGGATTTGTGAGTGCCTCACGGTGCGCATCCCGCACACGGTCAATTGTGATAGTATGACCCAGCGAGGGATTTGCTTTGTACCACGATTCTTCTGCGTTCCAGTCGTCGCCGTCATCAAGCCCATAAATAACCGGATAAAAAGACGGATCAATGCGCCGTCCTTTCAGAATATCCTGCGCTTTTGTGTGGTACTCGAAGCAGATAGAATTCCTGTCAGTTCCGGCAGTTGTGATAAGAAAGTACAGCGGTTGAGTACGTGCATCGCCGGAACCTTTTGTGAGAACATCCACTAAATTTCGATTAGGCTGCACATGAAGCTCATCCAAAACAAGCCCAGATACATTCAGACCGTGCTTTGTTCCGACTTCCGCCGATAAAACCTGATAAAATCCCACATTGCTGTAGTTCACAAGCCGCTTTGTTGCCGCCATAATTTTGGAGCGTTTCAGGAGCGCAGGCGTTAATTCTACCATTCGCTTTGCAACCTCAAACACGATAGAAGCCTGCTGACGGTCTGCTGCCGCACCGTATACCTCGGCGGATGGCTCGTTGTCGGCGTAAAGCAGATACAGCGCTATCGCTGCGGCAAGCTCACTGTTGTGCGTAGGTATCATTGAAGTACCTGCGAGATATTGATGACTTGGGCTGTCCACCTGAATGCACTGCATCTTCACAGGATAATCCAAAGGTTGAATATCCAGCAGATAATGATAGCAGGAACGTGTATCTCTTGTCCTCATGCGTGATCTTACACCTTTTCTTATCAGTCTTGTTGTTGGCTGATTATCGAAAGTGGTGAAACGAATGATATACAGTATTTCGCCGGTAGGCCAACCATGCCGCGTAGAAGGTTCGCATTTGACTGCGTTTTTGATTCCGAGTGACCACAGCAGTTCTCGGACAGATAGCGCAAGATCCTGCAATGTGGTAACATATACACTTTGACCCTTACGCTCACCTATGCAGCCATCTGAATCCATTAACCCCTGTAGGAGCGTCCATCGCTGAGGTTCTGATGCTCTCAGATACTCAGGTCTGATTCTCTTTTCACGAAATGAATCCAGCAATATTGGTTTCAGCTCATTGTATTTTACAATTTCGCTGCCGCCGCATTTCTGCGGATAACGATTGTGTGGCTTATACGGGATAAACGATATTACATCATCAACATCCTCCGTTCTTATCGTGATCTCCGGCTTCATTGCATTGCCGTTTCCGAGCCAGTAGCCATAAAGGTATGGATCAACGGGAAGGTCAGCCTTTGTTGTTTGAAGCACACCACAAACAGGGATTCTGATAAGTGAATCTCTGAATGCCTGCGGTCTGTCAGAAAACCGTTCCCTATATTCCGTCGTTCGGCGATATATTTCACCCGTTGTCCACAGGACATCTCTGCGTTTTCCGTAAATATACTGGCAATTCCACAAATGCCGTTCTCCTGCAATGATCGAACTGCCGTCCTTGAAAGTCAACTTATACGCTTGTTCCGTATCATCTACAGGGCTTTTCGCAATGACATGACACGGCTTACCGTTTTCGTCAAATACAGTATCACCGACTTTCAGGTCACCCATATTGGTGAATCCCTGCGGAGTCGGGATAGGTGTATCCAATGCAAGCTGTTTTCCATTTTTCTTAGGGATCTCGACATACACCGTCCGAAACTGCCGTGTATCATCCTCCTTGACGATACCGAAAATATCCCGTATGATCTGCTCCTGCCAAGGCAGCAGCCAGAACGGTTTACCCGCCCAGCGACCTTTGGTATGGCAGAGGTTTTCGATAAAACGAACAGCCCTGTCTGCCTTTTCTGCATCGTAGTGCGAATCCGGCAGCATGAAGCGTGAGGGATTGTAGTCTGTCAGCTTCGGATAATTTTTCGGTCTTTCTCTTGCTTTTGCGGTTCTCGCCATTATCCACCTCCGAGCAGTTTTTCCATATCATCGGAAGCGTCCTTCATCTCCGCACCGGCAGTGATACGGCTTCTTGCCGCCGGTGTCAGTCCGAACTGCTCTGCGATCTTATTCATGATTTTCAGATAAGTTTGTGCGATGGATACCTGCGGAACTTGCTGCCAGTAGCCGGATTTCGTTTTGACGATAGTGCCGTGCTGCGTCATGAATTCCTCGGCTTCCTTCCAACGGGCATATGCCTGACAATAGGACGCAAATGCCGCCTGATCGACCTCGGTCAGAACGCCGATCTGTTCAAGCTGCTTTGACAGCCTGCGCCATTCCTTTTTTGCTTCGGGTTCAAGCCATTTCGGGCAGGGCGGGGCTTTTTTTACTGGCTTCGGCTCGGATGCATTTAGTTGTCGCTTGCCCGGATTGCCTTCCAGTTCTTTCATGGCGGTAGGTTTGGGTTTTCTTCCTCTCACAGCCACACGGCATCATTCCTTTCATGAGATTTTTAGAATAAAAAAAGACCTGAAAAATCAGGTCTGAAACGTTATTTTTGAACGCCCCTTAGGGCGATTTTTTTAATTGAGATTGCTCTTCCATTGTAATGTATTTTACCATAAAAAAGCAAGGATAGCAAGTCATTTTGGAATCATAATCTACACAAAGATAAGCCGAAAAATCGGCAGGAATTGTACTGCCGGAGGAAACGAAAAACGGCAGTACGAGAGACAGCCCCGAAGGGCTGCCGTGATTTTCGGCGGTCTGGTTACTTGCTGTTTTTGCCCAGTTGGTAGGCTCTTTCGAGCATTCTCTGGAGCGCTGTCACGCTGATCTCTTTGAAATCATCCTCATCGTTGTCACGTGCGTCAAGTCCTCCTCTTATCTCGATGCTGTAGCTTTCTTCCATTGCGATTTTCTCCAGTGCCTTCTCGATGTTCTTGTTCATTTTCGTGTCCTCCAAAAATTTATTCGCTTGGGTTTCCCCCTTGCGTTATACACAGTATACCGTCTTTTGAGGATAATAGCAAGCGGCTAAAAGTACAGAAAAATCGGGGAAAATCAGCTCATTTTATTGTGTGATATACACCATTGAAAGAAAGCGGAAAAGGGGCATTTTTCAGCCCCATTGCCTTAGTCGTTCAGGTGATCGAAGCACCATTTCATTGCATCGCCGCCGTCATCAAAGGGTGTCGGTGCGGTCGTTCTAAGGTTCAGACGGCATTCGATGTAGGAAAGACCAGTCTCTTCCTCCGTTTCGATGAATTCGTAAATGGCGGCTTCAAATCCTCTGTGGGTCAACCCTGCCACCAGAACTTTGTCGCCGTATTTCAGCACCGCACCCTGCGTGCTGCATCCGTTGCTCCAAAGGTGCTCCATTGTTGTAACCTGTTCCCATTTCATAATTGTTTCCTCCTGAAATTTGTTTTTTGGTAGGCTTCTTGCCTTCCGTTGTGTAGTATATTACCATAGTTTTCTACACTTATCAAGCGGCTAAAATCAACGAAATATCGTGAAAAAAAGACTCCATAATTGTGTAGTTTATGCCTTGCCACAACAGCCCCACAAATGCGCCGTGTGCCGCCGTTTTGCAAAAGGGATAACTTTGCGGAGAAAATTAAAACAGCAAACGTGAGCAAACGTGGCGGCTCTGGTGGGCGATAATCAGGGGCGGCAGTTCCGCCCCTTGGCTCGTTGCTTCAGCTCAGTTTCATGCGGGAATAATTTTCTTTCCCCCTGTGGTGAAGTCGGTGTAGTTTGCCCTGACCTCGGTCAGTCCGTTCATGCAGAATCCCTGCTTTTCAAAGGCTGCGAGGGTTTCAATCAGGCTGCTGAAGGTGCTTGAAATCGTAAATTCCGTAATGCCCTG